ATTTTCTTTAACTAACAAAATTAAGTGATGATTCAATTGGCTTTTGGTAATTTTTACTATTTTAGCAATTTCAGTCAATGTTAATGCCATATCTTTACAAGCATCAATAATAGCCTGTCTTTTAATAATTGATTCTAATCGTGTTACCTGTTTCATATTTCACCCATTTTATTGTTAAATTTACATCCGTTGCAGCCATGATCTATGATGTCTTGTTTGCTATATTGACAATCTCTAGCAAATATAAACTCCCAAGATGTTTTGCCATCACTATGAAATACCTGATCACTTTGGCATCTATATGGAACTAATTTGCTATGGCAGCCATTCATATAACATCCCTTTTAAAAAAGTATATACTTTAAATCTATACACACCATACACACTACATTCGCCATCTACCTCTACGTCTAGGCATCTCGTCATACAATCTTTTGTTATGGTCAGACCTTCTGCATAGTGTTGTTCTGCCTGACAACAGTAGCTTCCCATGTAATCTTTTAATTCTGTGTAATATCATAGAAACATCCGCCAAATAATCCGCCAAATTGTCAATCAGACTTACAAACTGTAACCAACATAAGTTGCCTTAGAATTAGCGTAACTAACTTCTACTGCACATGGTGTACCGTGTGACGGAACGGCTAACTTGTAGCACGACATAGCTATGAGAATGAGTAGTACGGTGATGACTATGTTCTTACTCATGTGTTCTTCTCCCTTAAAACCTTCTCAATAGTCTTAGCAAACATGACTGGATAATCCCATTCTTTATTCTTGCCTAAAAAGTTAGCTATATCCCATATCTCATCATCACTCAACCCTTGCCATTGTTTTAACTTCAATCTGCGCTGCATATCCTCTAGCACATCTAACGGTACTGTTACCATATTGGTTGGTTGCTCTAGTGCTTCTTTGCAGGCTATGATTGCAGATTCAACTTCAATCAATCCAACTCCTTGCCGCATTGCATCAATAGCCATTTTTAATGCCGCATCTTTAGTCATACACTCTGCCCAATATAAGTAG